CTACACAGCGCAGGGGCAAGTGTGGGAGTGCTTCAACGCCTACGATAACAGTGTTTACCCGGACATCGCGCCAGGAAACAGTGCGTGGTTCACATTCAACCGCCCGCTGCATGGAAAAAGCAAGGAAACAGCCATGCCGTTTGTGCCGGTACAGGGCGCGCACGATATGTACCGGGCCGGGGAGTACATGATCTATACGGATGGGCAGATCTACCGCTGCAAGCAAGATACTGCATATTCCACGGAGGACTATGCGGCAGCGTGGGAAAGAGTTTCGTAACAGGTGACGCCAATGGACCAAACAAAGGTAATCGCGGATCTGTGCGCCGTCATTGACCGCATGAACGCGATCATTCAAGCACAAGCCACGGAACTGGCGCAGCATGGAGCGGTAGCCCATGAGGAGGAGATCGCGGCCGTCCGGAAGCAGTACGCCGTGGCCATCGGTGAGGGGGTGGGACCTTGAACCTGGAGGAAATTCTGCTGGGCGGCGGCGGGGTGCTGCTGGTAGCCATGACGCTGATCCAGGTGGCACCGATCAAGGTAAATCCATGGTCCGCCGTCGCCAAGGCCATCGGCCGCGCCATCAATGGGGAGGTGATCGCCAAGGTGGACCAACTGGAGCGGGACCTGGTGGCCATGAAAGCGGCCCAGGAGGAACGGGACGCGATCAGTTGCCGGTCCCGGATCATACACTTTGGGGACGAAACGATCCACGGGGTCCGGCACACAAAGGAGCATTTCGACCAGATCCTGCGGGACATTACCAACTATGAGCAATACTGCGAGGAACACCCGCATTTCGAGAACAACACCACCGTGCTGACCTCCCAGCGGATCAAGGATATTTATGAGGATTGCCTGGCAAAGGCGGATTTTCTGTAAAAAAGGGGGCGCAGGAATGAATATGCCTTTGATCGCGGCGGCCGCCATGGCCGGAGGGGCGCTGCTGGGCTTTTCCTTGTGCTGGGCCGCCACAAGGATGGCCGGCGGAAACCACGCAGCGGCCGCACGGCTGGCCACCGCCGCAAAGAAGAAAATGGGGACCATGGACAAGGTGCTGATCCTGGAGGGCGTGATCCTGGTGGCCTATACGGCGGCGGACCTGGCCGTGTTCTGGCACACTGGGAACGAGCCGGCCACCCTGACCGCCTGTGTGTTCGGCGTGTGCGGTTTTGAAAACGGGGTCATGGGATGGATCAAGACCACAAAGGAAAAACAGGCGGCCGCAAGAACGAACGGGAGCGGCCAAACGGCCGCCCCGGTGGAACCACCCACGGAGCGGGAGGAACCGCCGGACGCGGGCATTAAATGAGGAGGTTTTACCAATGACAGAGAACCAACTGCGACAGAAGATCGTGGACACCGCCGTGGCCTGGCTGGGGTGCAAGGAAAGCGACGGGAGCCACAAAAAGATCATTGACGTTTACAACGCCCACAAGCCCCTGGCCCGGGGCTATAAAGTGAAGTACACGGACGCATGGTGCAGCACCTACGCCTCCGCCGTGGCCATCAAGGCGGGCCTGACCGACATTATCCCAACGGAGTGCGGGTGCGAAAAGCATATTGAACTGTTCAAGAAACTGGGCGCGTGGAAGGAAAACGACGCATACACCCCGAAAATGGGCGACTACATTTTTTATAACTGGGACGACGGCGCCAACTACGCCAACACGGACCTGACCGCCTCCGCCGACCACGTGGGGATCGTCACCAAGGTGTCCGGGAACACCTTCACCGTGATCGAGGGGAACAAGTCCAACGCCGTGGGCTACCGCACCATGAAGGTGAACGGAAAATATATTCGCGGGTTCGGCACCCCGGACTATGCCAGCAAGGCGACGGAAACCGGCGGCGGGACCAGCGAGGCCGGCGGGCCGACCATCTACACCGTGAAAGCCGGGGACACCCTTTCCAAGATCGCCAATACATACGGCACCACGGTGGATGCCCTGGTGGAGATCAACGCCATCCAAAACAAGAACCTGATCCGGGTGGGCCAGGTCCTTATGCTCCAGGACACGACCCAGGCGGCGGCCGACAAACTGGAGGCCCTGGGCGCGATCAACTCCCCGGACTACTGGGCGCAGGCGGCGGAGGCCGGGAAGGTCCAATACCTGGACATTCTCCTGAAAAAGGCCGCGCAGACCATCACAAAGGCCGGGGCGCGGGCGGATACACCCCAGGAGGGCGTGGCCGCGCTGGTGGACGCCGGCGTGATCAATACGCCGGAATACTGGCTGGCCAACTATGACACATTCCCGAGCCTGGACCTGCTGCTGCAGGCACTGGGCGGGGCTGTGAAATAAACAGAGGAGGAAATAAACATGGAAACCATTATGCAGTACATTCCCCTGGCGGTGTCCGCCATCCTGCTGGCGGCCCTGATCCTGACCGTGATCACCAACATCATCACCCAGGTGCTGAAAAAAATCACATGGGACAAGATCCCCACCAACGTCCTGGCGGTGGTGGTGGCCATGGCCGTCACGCTTGTGTCATTCTTTGCGGCCTGCCAGATCATGGGCTGGGCTGTCACCTGGTACATGGTGGCCGGCGCGGTGGCCCTGGGCCTGTTCGTGTCCTATGCGGCCATGTTCGGGTTTGACAAACTGCGGGAGGCCCTGGAACAGATCACAAACTGGGGAAAGACGGATACAGAGTAAAGAAACCCCCGGCACCTACGAGGTGCCGGGGGTATTTTATACGGCGCGGCGGGACACGGTGGAGGCGTCCAACCGCATGGCCAGGTCAATGATCTTTTTCCTGGTGGCGCGGTCCGTTTCGGCGGCGGGGGCAAGGGTGGCGCGAATACCGGGAGGGACGATGGAGAGCGCCCAGGACACCAGATCCCTTTCCGCCTTTATCAATGCCGACCTGGCGGCCATATCGGCCTTTTGAAGTTTGACGGCCTCCGGGTCCGCCTGGTATTCCGCCTCCAGGGCGTCAAAAACGGCGTCGTTTTTGATTTGCCAAAGGAAGCGGGCAGGACGCCCGCGCCGGTCTGTGGCGCCCCTGGCTGCTAAAAACGCCCGTTCATGGGCGGCGGCCATGGCCCTGGCCAATTCGCTGGCAAGACGGGCCTGATTATAGGCGCGCTGCTGATTACTATATCTCATATTATCCTGCCTTTCTGCTGGAGGACGCCCGATCCGGTGGATCAGGCGATTGCCTCCAGCTCCATATCTTCAATTTCGGCCCAGGTAAAACCAAGGCGGTGCATATCGTCCCCGGCACTGGAGAGAACCACGCTGGCCTCCATGGTGAGGTCTGCATAACAAAGTGCAGCAAACATTTTATAGACCTCCACGGCACGCTCCATGGTGAAAACACGGATATTGCCAACCATGGCCCCATACTTCCCGTTTTGCTTAATCAACATGATTTTTACCACCTTTCAAAATTCTACGGAACAACCGGCGGAGCGGGACAAATACCGCAACAAATATCACAAGAGAAATTAGAAATTTCATCGTCTGCCCTCCTATTGACAAAACCGGATGATTTGTTTTATATTTGGGGTGCGGAGGTTAGGGCCTCCGCACCCCTGGCCTTTACCAGTCCAGCAATTTTTGAATTGCCAGAACTATGAGGCCGGAGATTGTGCCAGCCAGAATGTCAGCCGCAATCTGCTTTCTGGCCAGCGCCGCCGGTTTTTTCCGGCGGCGTTTTTTCTTTTGCCTACCCATCGGACCGCCCTCCTTTCCGTCAGGGGTTGTCCCCTGAACTGATTATAGTATAGTCCTTTTGTGGTGCATAATCAAGTGATAATATGCACGAAATAAGGTGCTTTTGTTTGTGTATTTTATGCACTTTACAGAGTGCATAAAGAGTGATACAATGTCACCATAAGGAGGTGGAGGGTATGGCGATCAGTTACCAGGGAGCATTTGAAAAAATGAAAGAGGCCGGGATCACCACATACCGGATCAGGAAAGAAAATATCATGTCCCAAAGCACACTGCAAAAACTAAGAGAGGGAAAGCCGGTCACAACTGAAACCATTGAAAAGCTGTGTCTGCTGCTGGACTGCACCCCGAACGACATTATGAAGATCACCCGCTGACGGTGGGCCATAGGATCGGAACCGCCGCCCCACAATGAACACCCATGAGCCAAAGAGCCTATAATTTTCTTGTGCTGAATATTACCACGGGTTTTGACGCCGGCCTGTGTTAATATCAAGAAAAATGTGGGTTATATCCACAACGGAGGGGCGCCGGGTGAAGTTTTACGAGATCAACGGAAAAAGAAACCTATGCGGGGACCGGATCCGCGAGGCACGGCAGAAAAAGAGGCTTTCACAGTCGGACCTATCAAAGCTCCTGCAACTGCGGGGGATCATGGTGGAACGGGATGTGATCAGCCGCATGGAGAGCGGGGCAAGGATTGTGACGGACTTCGAGGCCGTGGCTATTGCGGAGGTGATGGAGGTCCCCGTGCTGTGGCTACTGGACAAAGAATAGGCCGGCGTGGTAGGAAGAACCACGCCGGCCTATTGTCATATTACAGAGAAAGAGAGGCCGCCCCATGAAAGGATACAAGCACCTGACCGCGCATGATCGGAACAAAATGGCAAAAATGAGGAAAGAGGGCGCGACTATGCGTCAGATCGGTGCGGCCCTCCATGTGAGTGCGGCCACCGTATGCCGGGAACTAAAACGCAGCACATACACCTACATGAACGCGGATTACATCGAGGTGACCGAATACATACCGGAGCGGTCACATCAGAGATACCGCGCAAACATGGCCGCAAAGGGTCCGGGCCTGAAAATTGGAAATCATAGGGCCTATGCGGAAACGCTGGAGGACCTGATTGCAAACCAGAATTTCAGCCCTGCCGCAGCAATCCATGAAATTGAGAACCACCCGGAGAAATACGGGGAGTTCGGAGTGCGGATCTGCCGTCAAACACTGTATTCCTATGTGGGGAAAGGAATATTTCTGCACCTGACCACAAAGGATCTGCCATTCAGGGGATCGCGCCAGAAAAAGAAAACCCAGCACATCCACCGCATGAAATCCACATCGAGCGGAGACAGCATTGAAAAGCGCCCGGAAAAGGTGAACCGCCGGGAGGAGTTCGGCCACTGGGAAATGGATCTGGTGGTGTCCTGCCGAGGCGGGAAAAAGTGTCTGCTGGTCCTGACGGAAAGGACCGCGCCACAGGAAATTATGATATTGATACCAGACAAAACACGGGAAAGCGTAGTGCAGGCATTAGACCGCCTGGAGCGCCGTTATGGGAAAATGTTTCCTGCCATATTCAAGACCATCACTGTGGATAATGGCGGGGAGTTTTCAGACTGCGAGGGCATGGAGCGATCCGTGTTCAAGTCCAGAGGGCGCCGCACCAAAATATACTATTGTCACCCGTATTGCAGCAGCGAGCGGGGCAGCAACGAAAAGCAAAACCAGATGATCCGCAGAAAGTTTCCGAAAGGAACAAATTTTGATAAAGTATCACAAAAAGAAGTGAAAGTGGTGGAGGAATGGCTGAATAGCTACCCACGAAAAAGCCTGGGATGGAAAAGCGCAAACGATGTTTTCCAAGAGCTGATCGCGGCCATCTGAAAATTTTTTTACTTTTTGTTACGCTTACCTATTGACATTTGCGCTGAAAATGCTACTAATAAGAGTAACAAAGCGTAAAGCGTTGTTGCTCTTATTTTTTTATCGAAAAACGGAGGTGAAAGGAACATGAACAACAAATATTTGGGGCCTGCGGAGCGGCGACTGATCGCAGAGAAGTGGGCCGCCTATGCGTCAGTGCGTGAGATTGCGGATCTGGTAGGCGTGGCACCAAAGACCATTTATCAGGAACTGCGGCGCGGCGAAAACGGAAAGCTGGACGAAAACAGCCGCCAAGCGTATGACCCGGATCTGGCCCAGCGTCGTTTCCAGGAAAGCCTCCGACGGCGCGGCAAGCCCCTGAACAGAACGCGGGCGGCCAATGAATGAGTGACCCCACCGCCATAGAGGCGGACAAAGTAAAGGAGGAAATGACAATGGCAACCATCATCAAGCAGACGAAAGAGGAAATCAACTGGGCGGAGATCGCCAGGGCCAGGGAGCTGGGCGCACTGGACAAACTGCTGGCGGAGCGGGATGTGATCCGCTTCAACCTGCGGAGCGGCGCAGAGGCGGCCATCGTGGTGGAAAAGGTGGAACCGGGCCGGGCCTGGATGGGATTTGTGGACGGCGTGGCAGAGCGGCCCATGTATAACCGCCTGGCGCGTCCTGTGTCCTGGAAAGAGAGCGACGCCCGGAAATGGTGCAACACCGATCTGATCCAGGATCTCCCGGAGGATCTGGTGTCCATCATCACCCACCGCACCATCCGCCAGACCATCAAGGGCGAGGAGCTGGTGACCACGGATCTGCTGTGGCTGCACAGCGTAACGGAGTTTTTTGGGCGAAAGCCCTGGGCAGATGGGGACGATCCAACGGAGGAGCAACTGCCGGTCTACAAGACCGAGCGGGACCGCGTGAAGATGTGGAACGGGGAAACCTGGCCGCACCACACCCGATCCGCCTATGCGGGCGACAGCGACAGTTTCTGCCGTGTCGACACGGACGGCACGCCCAGCAACACCAACGCGGGCAGTTCAAGGGCGCTTGCCCCCGGCTTTTGGATCTAATCGGCGGAGCGTATCAACGGAAATCCAGCCCCCGCAAGGGGCGGAGAAAGGAACCGGACATGGCAGAGAAAAAGGTAATCAAAGGGCGCGGGATTGCCAGGAAGCTCATAGAGGAGCAGAACGAGAAAATGAGGCGCTTATTGATCAAATTGGAGGCGGAGGAAGCCAAGAGGGCGGCGGCGGACGCCGAAAGGGAGCAAAAAGAAATCCGGGCCGCCGTGGAAGAGGCCAAGGAGTTCCGGGGCAACCTGGAGCGGGCGGGAATTTCATACACCACACTGCTGCACCTTGTAGAATTGCAAGAAAGCGTGAGCGACCTGGCCCATAATATGCTCCTGGGATATGAACAAGGGGAGGGCTGGCCGGATGGGACCTGACGGGAAAGACACCGCCCAGGCGGCGGTCTACATAGACGGCCAGCCGGTGCAATACGCCGGAGAAATCACCCTGCCGGAGCAAGTGGAGCGCCCGGCGCCGCCCCTACTTTCGTCAATGGGTTTTACGATGGAGCAGGCCAATGAGGCGGCCCGCTATCTGGCGGAAGCGTTCCGCATTTTCTATGACCAACTGGCGGAGGCCGTAAGAGCGGTGGCGGACGCATGGGGCGCCATCGTGGCGGCGGAGGAGTTCAGAAAGGCCCTGCGGTGGGCGGAGGCGGCCAACAAGCCGCTGGCCTGCCGCTACCACCGCACGAAGAAAAAACGGATCCGCAAGAAATACGCCAAGCGGATCCTGGCCTGGTATCGGGAGGAGGTCCTGTAAGTGCTGCGGCTGACAGCCAATAAAACAAAACTTTACACACTGGTGGCGCATTATGTGGACAACCTCCCGCCCATGCGGAGCGGGACAGAGTTCATTAAATATCCACGCAGAACGGACTACGCCCTGAACTGGATCACAAAGGAATGGAACACGGCCCATGCATTTTTCTCCACCTGTATGGGCCGCCCTCTCCTATCCATTGAAATCCGGGACGGCGAAACCGGAAAGACGGTGAGCCGAACCACCCACACACTGACCATACAGGATCTCCGGGAGCGGGGAATGGTGGAGGAGTTCGCAACGGCGGCGGAGCGCCGGCGGATAGAAAGGAGTGCTGACAATGGCGGACTTTCTCCCGCTACCTGATCGGCAGTATTCTGTGATCTACGCGGATCCACCGTGGGAATACCGCCAGCACGGGACCACGGAAAAGAGCCGAGGCACGGCGCTGAAACAGTACCCAACCATGACCACCGCGGATATATGCAATCTGCCGGTGCGGAAAATCTGCGGGGGGGGGCAGCCTGTTTTCTGTGGGCAACTTTCCCAAACATTGCAGAGGGGATCAGGGTCCTGGAGGCGTGGGGGTTTCAGTACAAGACCGCGGCCTTTGTGTGGGTGAAGAAAAACGCCAGGAGCGGGACCAACTTTTGGGGCATGGGAGCCTACACCCGCGCCAACGCGGAGCTGTGCCTGCTGGGCGTTTCGCCTGGGTTTAAGGCAAAAGAGCGGATCCGCAGCCACAAGGTACACCAGATCATTGAGGCCCCTTTTGAGGGGCACAGCAAAAAGCCGGACGAAACCCGCCGGCGGATCGTGGAACTGCTGGGCGACGTGCCCAG